ACGATCTTCCTTTACCCCCTTGTGGGATAAGGATGCAGGTTATAGGACGGCTCGTTGCCGTCACTCCCCGATTTGGATGATTTCCAAACTGGCGAGAGGAGTCTCGCCTAACGACGTGGGACATAATAGAGGGGTTAACCTTCATATGTCTAAGAGCCACGTACGGGAAATGAGTAATGCTTTCATAGCAATCTTTCGAGATGCTATGGATGCATACCCGACGCTGGAGAAGGTTCTTGAGAGTGATCTCACCCGTCTCCTGCGCTTCGTTGATCAGTGGGGAATTTGGGTTTTTCTCAAATTCCTCCCTGATGTAGGCAAGCACTTTGATAGGTGCCTTGCCAACAGCCAGTACGAGCTATCTGGGCTTCCTCTTTGTAAGAGGGTCTCAGGTAGAGTAAAGAATCCTAGATTTCTAGGTGGTCTCTACTTACTGGTTTTTGACGAAGCAGGTCGTCTGAAGGACGACTACGATGTACAGGCAATCTTCTTCATACGGCAGATTTGCTATATGATGAAAAAGGCGACTGTACCTTGTAGTGATGAGAAAATTTCGGCCGAAGTGGTCGAGTTTCTCGACAATGATACGTCCCTACCAGAACCAGATCGGTTCTGGACGGAACGGGCACCAACTTTAGAATGCGATAAGGAGTTAATTAATGAAACTTTTACCGGTTTCAGAAAATCAACGATTTATGCACCCAGAGTTGAGGCTTTGGATACGCGCAAGCGTAACCGATTATCACTCGTCCTGGCAAGACTTGACTTCGTGTCAGGTCTTGTTACATCCACGCTCGGACCTTATGATCCGAGGGAGTGGAAGTTCAGGCACGGACCAGGCGCTGTTTCAGGAGCTTCTCGATTTGCCAACAAATACTGTTGGACAAACTGGAGTGATCTCCTGGAAAGCGAGTTTCCCATTGCCGACCATGGTTTCCATAACTTTGGCGGCTGGGCAAACAGAAGTCACCTTAATGAACGTATTGGTTCGCGAGAACCTACGTCTAGAATGGTGGCTGTACCGAAGTCCTACTCGAAACCGCGGCTCATTGCAGCGGAACCGAGTGAGCATCAGTGGTGTCAACAGAATATGTTGCACTACTTTGCCCACGGCTGCGGAGTGTCCTGGATCAATAAGTTTGTTCGCTTCCGCGATCAAACTATTAACCAGCACCTCTGTAGTGTGGGGGCCCGGTCTGGCACGCTTGCTACAATCGATTTATCGGCTGCTAGCGACCGTGTCAGCTGTCATCTCGTTGGGCAGTTCTTCCGGGGAAACCCGAAAGTCCTGAGGTCCCTTCGAGCTACTCGCACCCGTCGAGTGGAACAAAGGGTGACACCGAAAGTGTCAGCCTTAATTCCGCTGAGAAAATTCTCAACGATGGGCAACGCTTGCACCTTCCCTATAGAGTCTTTGGTATTTCTGAGCATTGCAATAGCCTGCGTGTTAACATCACGCGGTCTAGTTTGCAATGTAAAGAATGTCCAAGCTCTGGAAGGAGAGGTGGCCGTCTTCGGGGATGACATTGTCATCCCAGTCGACAGTCGGGAGTTGTTTGTAGAAACCCTTGGAATTTTAGATTTCAAGGTCAACTTTAGCAAGTCTTACTGGACTGGAATGTTCAGAGAGTCTTGCGGTGTTGATTCCTTTGGGGGAGTAAATGTTACTCCTGCCTATTGGAAGATGTTCTACAGCAGCGATCCAGAATCCTTAGCGAGTGTCGCGGAGATGCACAATAACTTTCACAAGAAGTTTTTGTTGCATACAGCGCGATATGTCGCGTCGACCCTGCCGGAGGCTCTGCCTCCGGTAGCCGAGTATTCTGGAGTCCTCGGATTGAAGACTCGCCTCA